AAGATGCCATTGACTTAGTAGAACAATTGGGACAAATAACTTCTGTTTCATACTCTGCACCATAACCAGAAGCACGAGCAGCAATTAAAACTGCGTTCTTATCTCCGATTAAAAGATCATCTACCTTGATGTTTGTATCACAAATAATATTTTGCATAAAGCGATCAACCGCTATACCTTTTTTAAGTAAAGTGACTGAAGTTAAAATATCTTCTTCTTTGGCTGTCATATAACGAATTTCTATAACATCTTGTCCATGGAGTGGATGATCTTCTGAATATCCTTCACCTCCGGATGGAAGCTCAACAAATTCTGTTGGCGTAACAAAGTTAAGCGGCGAGACCGCTGCGGATACTGGTTTTGCTTTTTGATCGCTAGTACCTAAACGATTCTTATTGTTTCTAACTGACAAATTTCACCTCTATTGTTATTCTGTCTGTACTTCTGTATTTAACTCTGCCCAATCATAAGAGATTGTAAGCTGGAGGGTAACCAACTCATCTGATCCATAGTCAAGATCGCCAAAGTTTGTTGATTTTATGAAAGCCCCTTTTAGTCTCCAAGTTTCAATTGCAACCCCTTCTCCATCTAATTGTTGTATTGTTAGCTCGTCAAGATAATCAGTGGTTGATGTTTTTGAAATTCCTTCTGTGGTCTCAAACTTATCGGGGTAGTTATAGCCATTGGTGATAAATTGATCCATTAGCTGCTTTGTTTTGCCACCAGTGTCAACCAATGTCATTGTAATATCATTCCACGATAGAATACCGGGATATTTAAATTTATGATTTAAGAGTTGGTGTTCTGTGCTTGAAATTTCAAAGGAGGGCTTAGAAACTGATTTAGCCCAATACCAAACAGGTCCGGCTTCATCACTAGTATTACTAATGAGAAAACGAAACTGTCGTATTGGTGCGTTAGCTATGCTCCAAAAAGCCATTTAAACTCCGTTAGGTAAAGTCAGGTGGTGGAGGGGTTGTTCCTGCGACAAATTGTTCTTCACCAGCATGATCAGCGGACCCTGCTCCAAATATACAAGTTGCCCAATCATATCGGATTCCCAATTCAATTGTTCTAAGATTATCATCTTCATAAGAAAGATCACCATATTTTACAGATTTGATGAAAGGATTGTTTAAACTCCAATCCTCTATTACATCTCCATCAGCATTAAGAACTTGAATATTAATAAGCTTAAGCCCAACCTCAGTAGCTTTTTTCTTAGAAATAGTAACGGCTTGTCCTTCTTCCATGGCCTCACTGTTAGGAATCATGTAGCCAGAATTAATAAGATATTCATTTGTTTTAAAAACTGCATCGGGAGATACGGGATCAACTAAAGTTAAACTTACCTCTGTCCACGATACTTTACCGGGAAAATAATATTTATTTCCCAAGAATGAATGTTCAACTTCTCCAACATCAAAAGATGGGGTTGAAACTTGCTTTGCCCACCAGACAACATCGTCTCCAATTTGAACAAGAAAACGAAATCCTCTTTTAGGTTCCACATCTGCGGTTGACCAGAATGCCATAATTAATACTCCCTTATATAGTAAATAGTGATCATTAGAATTGTACGCCAGATCTAGTGATTATAAAGTCTACGGCGATAAACTCAATAGCACGAGCGGGTTTGATGTAGACTTTAGCATATAAAATGTTTCTGTCTATCATGTCAGCCGTCGTTGTAGAAGAATCAAGTTGAACTTTAAAGTCAACAATTCCGCCTTGTGATTGGATTTGTCCCAAAATACGATTGGCTCTTGTGGAAAATCTATTCCAAGTTGCATTAATATTTTGATCAAATAAAATTGTATCAGCAATTGCTCCAATACGCTTCTTCACTACAATCATCAAACGACGAACATTGATTCTATCAAGAGCCGAAGGAAGTTGTTGTAAAGTTTTTTGTCCAAAGATAACGAATTGTCCTTGAAGTCTAGCGATTGGGTTAATGTCTGTTTCATACAGATCATCACGGTTTGCTTTATTAAGCGTTTCAACAGTTGAAGAAACGATAGGGCCGCTAGGTCCACCAAGTTGACCGATCCCACCGCGACTGAAGCCAGCAGGTGCAAACCAAGGAAAAGACAATGATTGTGATTTACCTATTGCACCAATAGCAGCGACAGAAGGAGGAATAGCAACAACTGTTCCATTTCCACCGGGATTGCTAGCTCTAACCCAAGGGTGATAAGCAGCAGCATAAGATGAATTAAAGTTTCTTGCACGAGCAGATGATATAACTGCTGCGGTTGTACCGGCAGACTCTGTTGTATTTGTTTCGGCTAACGGTGTATAAGCACTTTCAAGATCAATAATTGAAAGACAATCTTGTCTAGTGTTAGCAACATCTATCATTCTATCAGTAATATCTGATTTGTTGACACCGGGAAGAGCAAGGAGATCCATGCTCACGGTCTCTGTATCAGCAGCCATGTCAAGAACTTTGTTCAAAGTATAAAAAGTATAACTTGTAGCATTGCTTGTTCCAATTGAATTATTATTGAAAGGATCAAGTTCCTTAATATTAAGTCCGTCAAAACCTCCGAAGAATGGAGCAGAGAATTGCTTTGTTCTTGCTGTTTGAAGGAGTTTCAAAGTGCCGCTAAGTGCGGAATATGATGTCCCACTTGCGCGAGAGCCATCTGCCCAATAAAATCTACCGGAAGAATCTTCTACTATTTCATCCAAAGTAAAGATGAATGATCTTTGAGTTGAATCAGAAGCAGTATCACCCTGTATATCTAATCCGGCAGGAAGCTCACGAATAATATCTTTATAACTCTCGTCCAATGTTACTGAAGACGAAAGAGTTTGATTAAGTCCGAACAATGCTGTACGGAGATAATTTTGGTTTAAAGTTCCAAAAGAATTTTGGGTTGTGAGCCTTAATGATGGAAAGTCGTAAGATGCTGTAACATCAGTTCCAAGGATAGCAAATTCGGTTCCCGGAATACCGGTGGTTGGAATGTCACCATTACCAAGAGCATATGATTCTGTTTGTGCAACATCTACATCTGCGATAGTCATTGCTGTTGTTGAACCAGAACGAATAGCAAAAGACTTAAGTTTCATTGGGCCATAATAACCAAATGGAAGAGCTTGTCTATCTTGGGTTAACTGACCATTTTTAAGTGCATCTGGTAATTCTACTCGTATGTAGTCAGATTGATTTGGATACTCTCCAACCATATTAAATTTAAGATCGGTTGCATCCCATTGCATGTCCATATCACCAATTCGCTTAAGAATGTAGTTTTCTGAAACTGGGTTCATATTAAGGTTTGAATAGGTCTCAACAATTGCATTGTTTGACCATTGACGAACATTAACGGTAAATGTAGAGTTTGGATTAATTGAGGTCCCTAATGCAAGATTCTCAATAGATGTATAATACTCTTTCTGGAAGGCTTCGCCTTCGTGCAGTGAAGATAAACGGAAAAGCTTTTCCATGTTTGCAGGATCATATGAACCTGTATCACTACTTGGGTCACGATTAATAAACCATCCAGTTTTAGCTGGTTGAGTTGCTTCGCGATGAGCTTGGAATCTACCGGTAGAACCACTAACTTGACCTAGACCAAGAATAATTCCAAGCTGGGCTGAAGAACCAGTTTGAATTGTTCTGTTAACCATTTCTTCGTATGTTTCACCAAGCCAATAGGTTTCTAAATTGCTTGTTTCGGTAATAGCATTGTTTGTTCTATACGCATCTGTATTAAATACAGTTCGGATGTAACTATTAGAGGTATTATCAAAAGAAAATTCTTGTGTTGATTGTATGTCACCAGCCGCATCTCTGATAATCGCTTTGTAGACGCCATCGCCAGTTGACTCAACAAGAAGAGCATCTCCGGAAACCGGAGCAGCATCACTGTGTTGGGTCCCTGAAAGCTCAATAGAACCTGTTCTCATATACCAAACGGCAGCAAGAGTACCAGTTCCAAGGTCTGTAGCAGAAGCACTGTTGATAAGGTAAAGACCATAAGCTCCACCATTTGTGGCTTGTACAGTAGTTTGGGTGTTTGTAGTATCCCAACCTGCTGTACCAGCAGCGGCAACTCCCGCTTCTTCATCACCCAAAAGGCGAATAAAAGTAATTGGAGACTCTTCACTAGACAACCAAGCTTGTGCTGCTATAGCACCGTATTGAGGAGATACAGTATTACCATTTCTCCATGTGTCTGGTATGGTGTCAGTTGCACCGTATACAGGTTCGCCAAAGATGGCAACAAAATCATTATATGATCGGACACGAATTGGCTTGTTAGCTGGTCCTTTGAGTGCTCGCCCTATAATAAGGGGGCCGTCACCTTCTAGTGTGGTTGGAACTGTACTCTGATCAATCTCGGTAAGTTGCACACCCGGAGAAACAAAATCAAATCTTCTAGGCATTTAAAAAACTCCTTGTTAAAAACAATATTTCATAGTAAATAGTATAAAATCACAGCAAAGGCATTTATTCTCTATATTTACCTCGGCCATTGTTCCATGGCTCTTTGTCACCCACAATTACTCTCTCTCGTGAGATCTTTACTTCAACTTGATTTTCTCTAACAATAGCTTTTGGTCTTTCTCTATTTGGACCTTCGCCAAGCAAGTGCCCAAGCACCTTTATTTGTACTTTTGTTTGAAAATATCTTTCTTCATCGCCCAAGTTTGTTGCATTTGTATTGGGATTAAAATCTTGTTGAATGAAAGCTTCATAACGATGACCCTCATTATTAAAAAAGAAATTATTGATCCCTCCTGTCTTGGTGATAAAAGGAAGTACCAAAGTATTCATCTGTTGTAAATACTCTGTTCTGATTGTGATGTCATACATAATAGCAACATAGGTGGGAACTGGAAGTTCTATTGTTTCATAAACAACTTTTTTATTGTCTGATTTCCCTGTGTCTGTTCTATTTCTTAATTCTTGGGCTTTGTCGGCATTGGCAAAATTTCTAGTCTTCACTTGTTGAATGCGCCGAGCAATAGGTGTTGCACCGCCCTTGTAGTCGTTAGTTTCATAAATATTAGCAAAATGAGATCCACGAAATGTTGGATCTTTGGTCATTGAGGCTCGGGTAACTGTCATAATAGGAAGTCTTAAGTGCCCCGATGGATCTCGTAGATCCTTATCATTTTTGATCTGATAGGCTCTTTCAGCAGATAGCCAAAGTACTGGTACTTTTTTCCATCCATTATTAGAGGTTGCATATAAATCTAATTCTTTATCCACCCAATTAAAAAAGCCAACATCAATTGTTTCAATTGTTGAAGGAAGAAAAGGTATTTCTCTTGTTATGTCATTACTCACCGTTAAATACTCCACTTCTTGCGTCAATACATTGTGCTGTTATTTCAAATCTATGTTCAATTTGTCCAAAAAGTTGTTTAGGCTGAATTAGCTTTACTATTTCATAATAGTCGGTTCCGTAGCGAACAAAGTCACCTTCACGGACAAAAAGGTCTTGATCTTCTGTAAGCCTTCTTTTGTGAAAATTGACAGTTATGCCTTCTTTCTTGTCAACGGCGATATCTTCAAGGAATGAAGTTTCCGATCCTCCATAATCTACTAATGCATAGACCCTAATCGGATGTAAGAAAGTTTTTTCTATGGCCTCGCCGTATACAGGGTGAAAGTTGGTTCGTGCCATATCAATTGGAAAGTATAGAACCTGTTGGCCGATGACTCTTTCAATGATCTCATCGTTTACTTGTTTTACAAGATTTCTCTCTTTCTCTCCCAAAAACATTGGGGGAGGA